CCGCTGCCGAAGGTCAGACTCATGATGTCTCCTCAGTTAAACGATGGGGGTGGTGGGGGCTGCGGGTTGCAGGCGCGACTTGAGGTCGTCGACGGCGGTACGCAGCCGGTTGTAGTTCTCGGTCTCGCGCAGCAGCGGCAGGCTTGCCAGCAGGTCGGCGAGCCAGGTTTCAATTTCTGCGGACGAGTCGATCGGTGCCGCAGGCACTGCGGCAGGGTCAGTCTTGGCCATGGGTTTCCTTTCTGGTTAGCGCAGGTAGCGCAAAATGAAATCGATGGGTTTGGTGTAAATGTCGACCAGCGGGTCGTAGCTGTCCGGGCCTGAGATGTCGGCAAGATTCGCCATGACCGACACGCCGCCGATCACGCCCGACTGCACATGACAGGCGGTACGCACGGCCTCCCGCAATGCGACGGCTTCTTCCGCCGTGCGCGCCAGACAATTGACCTGGATGCGCGCGGTGGAAAGTTCGCTGCCCATGCCCGGGAAAGCGGGCTGGTCATGCCGGTTGCTGATCAGTTCGAACACCACAGCAGGCAGTGGATCGGCCTCCGGTCTGGCATCCAGATAGATGCGCTGACCGGTAAGTTGCACAACCGGTGCTGCGGATTCCAGCAGGGTCTTGATGACGGTTTCGGCTTTCATTTCAGCTTGGCGATCTCGTCTGGCAGCCGGTTGCGCGCATAGTCGGCCATGGTTTTCACGGCATCCTGCGCCTTGGCATCCAGCGCCGGGCGCATGAAAGGCTTCTTCTTTGCACCGGGGTGCTGGACGGCTTCGCGCGGATCGCCGCCCACCGACAGGCTCTTGCGGTTCTTCGGCTTGATCAGGTGGCGCGCCGTGCCGAACTCCACCATTCCGGCATAGAACACCTCATTCTTGCCGCCCGCCTTGATGGTGGCGGTGACGCGCCCCTTCGAGGATTTGGCTGACACCCGGATCGAATCGCGCAGTGCGCCGGGCCGTTCCCCTTTGCGCAGGCTGCCGGATACACCGCCCACAGGGCAGAGACGCTTCGCCTCGTTAGCGATGACGCGGGCACCGGCACGCACGCCGCCACGAACGACATTGGCTTCGATGCGTGCAGGCAACTCGTCGAGCAGCTTCTGCAACTCGGCCAGCCCCTTGATCGGGATGTCACTCATCAATTTCCAGGCAATACAGTTCGAGGGTTTCGTGACGCTCGATGCGTCGCAGCCACTCGATGCGCAGCTTGATGCCGTTGCCGAGCAACACGCGATGGTCGGCTTTAACGTCGGCCCGATAGCGGATAGTCACGACGCGGGTGGCGGCACTGCCGACCGCTTTGGCATTGAATATTTCGCGACCGGATAGATCGCGCACTTCGGCCCAGACCGTGGCCAGATTGCTCCACACTTCCTGATGTCCGCCGAGCGCACCGCGTGCAGCAGTCTTTTGCTGCAGGGTGATGCGACGGTCGAGACGACCTGCCGATACACGGGTGGTCATGGGGAATTCCTAAATCGTGACGACCCGGTACGGATCGAGCAGCCCATCAACAAACGGCAACGGGTCGATGCGTCCGGCAGGCAACACGCTGAACTCTTCGCGGTGCTGATACAGGGAACCCACGCGCATCAGCATCCAGCGCTTGATGCCGGAGGGCACCTGATCGGCACTGGCATAGCCCGCATCGAACAGCACCTCGACGCTGCCGATCTGCGGCAACACTGGCGGCCAGACCTTGCCGAAGGCCGGGGTGATGCGCGCAGGCTCTGAACTCAAGTCAGCCATATAATCGGCAGCAGGCATTTCCTGCCAGACGCTGCTCATATCGCGGTAGCGAATGGAGACGATCTGCTGCACCGGCGACTTGTGAATCAGGATCGCGTGTCCCGGCAGGGAGAATCCCACACCACTCGGCACACCCATCAGCGACGGCCCCGGAAAACAATCCAGCACCAGTTTCCAGCGCGCGGGCATCAGTTGCCGGGCCGTGACTGTCTCGGCATGCAGGCGTGCCGCCGAGATTAGTGCGCCGATCAAGGGGTCATCCTCGACGGCATCGACCCGCAGATGCAGCTTGGCTTCGTCCAGCGTGACCGGTTCAGCCGCAGGCTGGTTGACGATCACAAGCGGCATGGTCAGGCAGCCGTAGCATCAGCAGGCGGGCTGGCGGTATCCGTCACAACTGGATCGGCGGCAGATCCGGTTTCGTCAGCGACCTCGATCGCTTCGGCGATGCCTGCCGCCACGAGCCGTTCGGTTTCCTCGGAGGGCTCGTAATGTTCACCCGCGCGGTACTTGGGATAGCTGTTGCCGCCACCATCGACGGCGTTGAAGTTTTGCGAGAACAGAATGCGTTTGGCCATGGCTCACTCCTTAAACGATCTGCGCGACCGCAGCCTGGTTGAAGGCGGACGCATCGGCAAAGCGCGGGTTGAAACCGATTACCTGCGCGGCCACGAGGCTGGCGGCGACACCAACCGTGATCGACAGGCGAACGAAGCCGTAGCCGTTGGCGTTGTCCAGGTCTTCAGGACGCAGGTTGATCAGCGTCTGCTTGGCCGAGCCACCACCAACTTGCGTAATCTGGGTGATTGCGCGACCGGTGACATCCTTGACGCCGGTGCCTGTTGCATCGAGGGCCTGCTGGAATTTGGCGTCCAGCGTGGCGCTGGCACCGAGCGCGCCGGTTTCGATCAGTGCCAGAATTGCATGGAAGTTGCCGACCGGAATCCAGCCGGTGGCGATGGTGCCAGCCGCCTGACTGACCGGATCGAGTGTGGCCAGAATGGATATGAGTTCACTGCATTTTGCGTTTGGGAACATGGTGGAATCCTCAAGAAATGAAGGCGGTGTTGCCCCCGCCAGATGAATCAGCGTGCGGCCAGTTGGATGAACGGCGACAGCTTGCTGCTGCCCTTGGCTGGATCGATCGCGTTGGCGATCTTCGACTGGCCGTCCATGCGAAAGGTGGTGCGGAACGCAGTCAGGTCGGCATCGAAATACAGATGCATCGAAGTCGCGGTCTGCAGGCCACCGGCCTTGGTGATGGACTGGTAGTACGACAGATCCACCAGCAGCACGTCACCTTGGCTGGAGAACGTGTTCGCATGCTGCGACACGATCACCGGACGGCCCAGCAGGGTGCCGTAGGGCGAAACCTGGATGCCGCCGACCGTCAAACCGTTCGGCAGGTAGATCGGGTAGTTGCCAAGCGACAGAGTGAACAGCGCGGGCAGAACATCGTTGTTGATGATCCACACTGCGTTAGCGAAGCTGCCGGGCGGCAGGCGGGCGATCATCTTGGCCAGATTCTGCGGTTGCAGGGTTTGCGTGGCTTGGCCGGATTCCTTGGCGACCGTCACCACCGCGTTGCCGGTCATGCAGCCCACCGGGATGCCGTTGCCCGCGCCGAACAGGATGGACTCGTTGGTTTTCCAGCGAATCGAAGTGGCGATCTTGTCCGGCAGATAGCTGGTCAGCGCATTCGCGTCATCCAGCAACTCGTCGGTGGTCGGTACCAGCGCCATCAGCTTTTTGAGGCGCAGCGAGGCTAGACCCAGCACCGGCTTGGTGGCGTTGGCGGCAGCGGCTTCACCTTGCCAGTAGGCGCGAATGCCATTGGTGCCCCACGGGGTAGTTTCGTCCTTGGGAAAAGCCATGGTGTTGCCGGTGATCTCGACGTTGTCGGTCAGCGGCAGCAAGGAATCCTCGCTCAGACTGAGGCGGAAGATTTCGCGCGAGAATTCGGGTGGCACGAGGAAGCCACCGTCCTGACCAGCGGATTCGTTACCGAAGCTGGTAGGGGCGGCAGCGCCGATCATCAGGCGTTCATCGATGCCCTTGCCGGGCTTCTGCGCCTGATAGACCGCCTGCATGAAATCACCAATGGCATTGAAGCCATGCTTGGGATCGTCCGCGCGGTTGTCAGTCAGGACGATGCCCATGGCCTGGCTGGCCGACAGTCGTGCTTCCTCGGCGATCAGTGCCGCTTCGCGGTCGATCGCGCCCGATGCTGCATCGATCTTGGTACGCAAGGCATCGAAGGCAGCGACCTCGGAGTCAAGCATGTCACGGGATTCGGAAGCTGCCAGATCGGTAAGTTGACGGGCTTCCTTGACGAGTGCCGCCTTCTTCGACTGCAACTCACGTAGTTGTTTGCTCATGTTTCGGTTCTCCAAATGAAAAAACCGCCACGAGGGCGGTTTGGGGTTGCGGTACGACAGGGGTACTACAGGATTTCGAGTTCTCGCCGGGCGCGTGCCAGACGGTTGGTTTTGGGTTTGGATGACTTCAGGTCACGCTGCATTTTTTTGACGACATCACTGAAGGTACTGACGCCATCGACCATGTTCTGGGCGAGTGCCGCATCGGCACCCAGCACCCGGCCTTCGCCCATGCCGCTGCGCACCTGCGAGATCGGCACGTTGCGGCCACGGGCGACTGCCTTGGTGAAGGCAGCGTAGTAGTCATCCACGCGGGATTGCATGAATGACTGTGCATCGGAATCCAGCGGCGCATAGGGATTGCCCTCGACCTTGTACTTGCCAGCCGAGATCAGCGTGGGTTTTACGCCGTCACGGGCCAGCGCTTCCGAATAGTCGAAGTGCGCCTGCCACACACCGATGCTGCCGACTTCGCCGCCGGGCGTGACGTACATCTCCGAGCAGGATGCGCCGATCCAGTACGCGGCAGAAGCCGCGAGACTGTTGGCGATGGCCACCACCGGTTTCTGGGAGCGAGCCGCGATGATTTCGTCGGCCAGTTCGGCCACGCCATAGACGCTGCCGCCGGGACTGTCGATGTCGATCAGGATGCCGCCCACGGCGGGATCGGCAATCGCTTCGCGCAAGGCCGAGGCAAACCGCTGAGTGCTGACACTGCCCGGACCGGACACATCGTCGACCTGATTACCGCGCTGGGTAACGACGCCATACAGCGGCAGTACAGTGATGCCGTTGCCACCGGCTGCAGCAAGTTGTTCGCGCCGGGCTGCACGTGCAGACTTGTCAGCGGCGATGCATTCCATCGTTTCAGCCGAGGCCGGTTCGTTGCGCGACCAACGGGTGAGCACCGCAGCCACGGCATTTAACCGCTCCGGCATCATGGCCCATGGGGTCGCCAGAAACTCGGCGATCAGAAGTTCACGT